CGGCAAACCAAGCAAACTGACCTGCAGATTTAGTTTCCAGTTCCTGAGCAAACATCTTGCATCCTTTTGTTACGCTATGACTCTATTATAGCAGAATGGACAATTTGATACAAATTTTGGTAAACAAGCCAAAAAAATGTGGCTAAAAAGCCACATTTATAAACTAGTACTTTTGATCAGTGGTCGCTAACAAACAACTTGCTGAACATGTTCCTGGACAATCTAATCTTTTTCTTATCGGTGAATTTTTGATCACCGAACATAGCTATAATCTTATCTTCTAACCAGTAATGTGCGAGGCTTTCCGAAGGGATACCAAATGGGCAATTTCCGCTACTACTTGCAGTGTACTTTTCCGTTAGCAAGACCTGTTTAACTTTAAGTTCTTCGTCAACAATAATGTTATTAATGTGACGTAGTAACTTGTTAATCTCAATGTTAAACAATTCAGTTTGGGTACCGAATCCTTTAAGATGCTTGCCGCTGTACTCCTTAAGATCGTCTTTAATCCATTGTTCTAGATTAGAAATATCCTCTGGTACACCGATATATAAGTAATCTAATCCAAATTGCTTCCAACAAAACTTTTGTCGAGCTCGAACTGCGCTGTAAGGAGTAATAGCCTTGCCAACCTTCCATACGTTGGGTGTTCCCGATAGATCTTGATGCAGATATAAAAAATGACTCATGTTATTACCAAATGTTTGAAATAGCTAAAGTGGTCTTCCAATGTCCAGGCGTTTGGATCGATTGCAGTACCATCAAACGTTTCGTATTTTGCTTCAAATACATTTGAGTAACGTTTAAATGGAAGCCACATGTTAGGAGTTTTGCTTGCCCAACCTGCATCTTTGAGTGCCATGTGTTTGGCACGACTTAGACGCACAGTCGGGGCGTTGAGTGCTTGCTCTACGGTAATAGCGCGAGCCAGAAGTAAATCTCGAATACGCGATGCTGGAATCAAGTGCTCAAAATCGCAAGTATCATCGGCACCAATTTCGTGATAATGTGCTTTCATACCGTCCCGTTGCTCAATACAATACTCGTGATATCGACGCAGGTAATAATCAATATCGTTGCGAATTTCTCGAAGCAATTGTTGATCGTTTTCGACCTCGGCATATTCTTCTATTAGCCTAGAAATATGCTTAGAGCAATGACGAGCAACGGTACGATATGTTTCAGGTGTGCGCTGAGTTTTCCCATAAACTGGGGCAATAAATTGTTCAAGAGATTCTTGTAACATATTAAACCTCTACGGCTTCGGGAAATAAACCGTTAGCAATAACACCGTCCAAGATACCCACTTTACTACCTTCTCCGTGGTAAGGCAAATTCAATTTGCCCCCGTTACGCATGTGCAACTCTCGGAGGAAATTACTCATTGCAGTCGGTGCAGTCCAACCTGCACCCGGATGAGTATGTTCCCACTGAACTTTAGCTTTATCGTGTAACAGATGCGAACTCTTAAACGTTGTTTTAACGCTGTTAAGCAGAGTTTTCATCCAGCCCTTGGGCATTTTCAAGTTCGGGTTAGTACCGATTAGACGTTGCAGTTCGTACAGTCCAATAAACACACCTTGGTCAATTTCTTCTTGGAGCGGAAACACGTCCTTAATTGCGTCAAGAATCTCATTGAGGACTTTTCCGCTTTCGTCAAGTTCGATGCCTTTTTGTGCATACTTGAAGTGACTGAAAAAGTAGTCGTTGTCGCCCCGAAGATTGGGGCTGTTGCGACTGCCCTTGTCTTGCAAGTCGATCCCAAGGTCGTCGAACTGATCTTGCATTGTACGAGCACGAACTACTTTAATATCGCGACTACCGTTCTTGAAACGAACCAGGGCGTTACGATGCAAGTCGCCGGGAGTCAGACGCTTAACGCCGGTGTCGTTAAGCATCTCGAATGCATAAGAAGCAAAGTTCTTGTCTGTGGTAACAACCACAGCACAAGGGATTTCAGTAAAGCCCAGGATGCCTGCGGCAATAGTACGATGTTGTCCATCATATGCATCCACGCGGTCACTATCTTCCATGCGACACGCACTCACAGGACTACAAATTCTTGCGTCCCATTTTTTCATGATGTTAATAATGTGCTTATGCACTACATCTCGTTGAACTTCGTAGTCGATCCACAGAGATGCAATCTTTTGCATAGATGATTGGGGGAACGGGTCGGGGCTAAGATGTGCTCGAGCTTTCCAGTTGTCGAGTTCTTTTTGGGTAACACCCCATTGCGACTTAAGTTGCTTCTCAACTTCAGCGATGACATCCGTGAGTTTACGGACGAGACGTTTTGCCATGATTAGTACTCCTAAGGGTTAAAGCGGCAATCGCTACCGGAACGTATTTCAATAGCGCACCATGCGCTCTGCGAAATTTGTTCAAGTGTGGCTATTGTATGGCATAAAACGTTTATATGTCAACCGTAGTTTTGTAGTACTTAAGTGTTATCTTGCAAGTTATCTAGGTATTGTGCTAGATTTCCTGCATGTAATTGGAGCATAACAGCGTCTTGCTCACTCATGACATGGATTGTTTTTTGTGTAATTACGTAAGGGGCAGTAAAAAGCCGCTCTAGCTGTATAAGCTGGCGGCCAGTTACTTCTGATGCTAATTCTATCTTATGAAAAGTAAACCCTGCTTTACTAAAAAACCATGTAAATCCAATCCTAGTTAATCTCAGACTGTCGTGATTAGTTGGATTCCTGAACCATAACATCCTGGCATTTTTTCCAGGATTATTTGAAACACCGGCTGCTTCGTTTGCAAGTGTAATCCAGTGCTGTTGAGGATCATGGATAGATTTGGTCACCTTGTTTCAATAGAACTACTGTAAACTTGTCTGTCTTAAATAAGGTGTTTAGTTTCTTAGCTAGATTAATTGCATGTCCGGGATTACTAAAGCTTACTTTTTTATACTTCGGACCTGGATATGAGATCAAAATATTATGAGTCTTGAGGTTTATGGGCTGTTGATCATAGAACACTGCCCATATACCTTCGCTGGATAATACCTGATCACTTTTGTAATTGGTTTTATTAACGTGTTCTAATAGAACGGTTGGCTTTGGTCTTGACATCTCAGTGTTCCTTGATACAATTATTTATCATCAAAAACGGCGCAGTTTATTTAAAACCACCGCCGTCCATAGAGATTTCAATGACTTCGTTGCTGCCCGAGTTACTGGCTAGTTCTGCAACGTTAGCAAGCAAAGCAAAAATATCATTGTGCAGATTCCTGGCTTCCTCGGCACTGAGAACCAACTGCTTACCGTTGGTTTGATTCATTTGCTTTACTTTGTCGTTGAATTTTCTAACTGCTAGACTTAGATTTTCCATTATTTTAACTCGTTGTATTTTGCCAGTTGTTCTTCTTGAGTTTTGTAAGGGCCGAAGAATTCATATCGGCTGACGGTGATGTTCTTGGGACTGTACTCTTTGATCCAAGAGTTATTAAACTTGATTACATAATAACCTGCACAGTACAGACTCTTGCTCTTAGGTTGCTTACTGTAGATTGGTAATCTGCGCTGAACGTCCCATACCTGATTATAGGGTTTCCCTGCACAAGGATATCCGTAGCAATCGTGTGTTACGCTAGACTTAGCAGGCTTAGAATTATCAAACACAATATTGTATTTTTTGCTTAACATCTTGATGTTAGCAAATTTTTCTCTTGTGTTATCGTGTACATATGCATACCCGCCTTCGTCAATGGCTTGGATAGTGCCTACTTTATTTCCAGAGTCTTCAACAATCCAGTATTTGTTTTTTACAATGGGCTTGGCTAGTAAGTTCATGATCATATTATTATTTTTTTAAAAAGTTCATGGTAATAATTTTACCAATTTCTGTACCGAGATCTTGAGATTCGCCAATTACATAAAGATCGGCTTCTCCCACAATGTCTCTTTCTCGTCTAACACTAACAATCGTGCCCCCATTTGCTGGAAGGACACGAATGTTTAATCCACGAGCAGACAGGTAGTCTACCTCGTCGCCGGGGGATAAACTGCCTAATGCAGCACCTATGCTAATAGTTTGATTAGAAGTACCGTAATTCATATCTTCAGCAGTTCTAATGCAACGATTTGTCCGACACGAAGTGCAATGTCGTGATCGGTATCGGGAATAACATAGGTCTTGATATTTGATTCATCTTTTCGACGATCGTATGTACGCATCTGTACAATGGTACCACCTTCTGCGGGCATCACAGTAAATCGCATACCATCAATGTCGGCATCAGTTGTCTCCCGTACAGATATTGAATTTTTAGCTTCTACTTCGACCTTTGGAAAGATGAAGTCATGTAATTTTGTTCTTAACCAGTTACGCATTTTGATCCTCTTCTACTAATGCCGCAATCACTTGCAGTTTTTGTTTTGCTTCTTCAACAGCCGCCATTGCATCTGCCATTGCGGGATGCTTCTCTGCCAGCGTCTGATATCTTTTTTGTTTAAACATTTCGTTTTCTGCCCACTCTAAGATCATTTTTGTTCTGGCAGTTAAATCTACAGTAGCCATACCCCCGCCAACACTTTGCCATCCGTTGCCATCGTAAACTTGCATCTGGCTACCAGAATAACGTAACATTCCAGTCATGGGCTGTGTTGGATTAATGTAAGGAGTTGACCCTGTGTTTGATGACACAGTTAACCAATCAGTTGCGGGTGAATACACAGTACTGATCATGCTAGCACCATCCAAACAATCAGCAAGTATGTTAATTGGTGCATAAGCTGATCGAAACCTAGCCAGGCCCAGAATTGTTTAGTCTCTACTGTGTAGTTTTTAGATTTGTTAATGTTGATCTTGGCCCAGTCGACGTGGTAGTGAATAACAAAATCAATTGCACCCACAATAAGGGCCCAGATAATATAAGCAGGTCCAGTGACTAGCATAATAGCAATGCTAGTACCAATGCCCTGTTTGGCACTATGCCAAATGCCGGGCCCAGTCCCGTAAATACCTTTGCTGTGTACTTCTTCCATTGTTTGATTTACAAAGTCAACATACCAATGTTTGATTTGCAGTAGGATCAGTAAGATAATAGCAGTGGTAAGCATTTTATAGTCCAAATCTCATTTTGATTGCGTTAACAGCGTCATGTATAGTTGCTTCGTGTGCCATTTTGTCAAAGGTGGTACGAATATGCGGGCTATTAACTGTTTCGATTGCGTTGATGCAGTCTTCGATTACTAAACGAGTATAGTGCTCGAGTTGCATTCTGTTTACTGACGGATAGTGACTACCCCCAGCTTCAAGAGCTAGTTTGGTCACCTTCTCGTCCCATTTGGTCTTGTTGATATTTTTCAATTGCGATCCTTAAAATGTTTTCTACATGTTGATTTAACGTAATGTCTTGTTCGTGTGCCGACAACATTAATTGAAACAGGGTATCACGGTCTAGGTCAATTGGGACATCAACCCTACCGTCGGGGTTACTCAGTGGTTTATCGAATTCTTCCATTATACATACTCCTTCTTGAGAGAGTCAATTGTCTCTTGGTGTTGTTGGTTAATATATTTCTGCGCCACAGAAATCATGAACTCTGCGTGTTCAATGCTTGTTGGTATAACAACCTTATCTCCCCGATAAAGTTCATCAAGTAAAAGCCTACATTCATAATCTGTATAAGGAATCACTTTGTGTTCCTTAAGATACTGGCAGTTGTTTCTACTTCGGGATACTGTGCAGACATAAATTCAACATATTGCTGAGCTTGCTCGCTTAGACGTTTTAATTCGTACTTACCGCAGAATTTCAAGAACTGGGTTCCGATCTGTGGGATATTTTTTGTAGCACTACCAGTCGCGATAGTTTCGGCGATCCACGCCTTTGCGTAATCGGGTTGTGCAGTAAGATCTACTAGCACACGGTTGCGCTCGTAGTCGTCGAGAACGCGATGTTCTACTCCGTTATGGTCGACCCAACACTGCAACATTAGATTGTTCCAGTTGAAACCTTTCTTTTCCCTGTCTTCGAACGCCTCCGTGAGGCCGACCTTGTTTTTGGTGCCTTTGGTACGAACACCCGGATACGCAGAGAAGATGTTGTCGCTAGCATCGCCGCGCATACACTTTTCGAACAAAATCCACTTTGGGTCCGGTATTTTTTTGGGTTCTTTAGTTTTCTTATCAATGACTGGGGAACCTTTTTTGTCGAAGATTCCTTGGATAGTATGGAGCTCATCTGCTACACCATTGTATTGTTTGACGTTGTCTGCCAACAGTTGATGAAAGTCACTGTCGCTGCTGATAATAACATGCTCATCGTGTGGGTGGGATTGGATCCAGCCAGCAACAAGATCGTCGGCTTCGAGGTTCTCGTGGCGTAGTACAGTGCAGTTAGTTTTTTCGACTAGAAACGTTTTTAGGTTATCAAACGCTTCCCAGAATAGTCGATCTTCTTCTTGCTCAGATTCGGTTAGTGCTGCACGAGCAACAGCACGATTTTTCTTATACGGCTCGTAATAGTCTTTGCGCCAGCTACGGCCCTCAAGACAGAAAACAACATGGTCTGCACGTTGCTCTCTCCATGCTTTTGCAACAGAGCCCAACGTTACGTGAATAGCGAACCCGAGTTTGTCCCAGGTATCGCTTTGTCTATGAGCCGCATGTCGTGCTCGGAAAAAGGTATTAGCGGTGTCTACGATTAGATATTTCATGCTTTAATAATAGCATATTATAAAATAGACGTCAAGTACGGTTTTAGAAACTCAGCCCATTTTGCGTGAGCATCACTACCATAATGGTAAGAGTTGGACGCAACAGTGTTAAATCCATTATCTTTTAACCAATAATAGTATGTGAGATCTTGATCATACGGACTAATATAGTTGTTACCCCAATCAAATCTTTGCAAATTATTTTGTTTTATGTGAGCAAAATATCTGTAGGTGTTGAAAAATAGATGTCGCACACCCCTGGCTTTTAGTTTTAAATGAAAGTTATAAATGGTTTGGTGCCAGTGCAATTCATTTTCCGCAGTTTTTGCAGAAGTTTCGATAACCCACTGTTTGTATTTATCTTGTAATTCGCTGGGTACTGTGTCGGTGCCGCTGGCAGTAACTTGATAGTAAACTCCATTATGCAACCACTCTTCTCGTTCCCAAGTTGACCACCCAATTAAAACAACTAAGTCCTTGATGTTAGACGTTTCTAAAAATACTTCTGTAGACCTAATTATACGTTGATTGCTACTACCACTTTCGGCGTGATTGATCCAATCTGCATTTAGTGCAGAAGCCAGCCGAGTCCCGAAGCAAGCCTGTAGATTTTCGAGATGGGGGTGTCTGTGCGGCGTACCCCAATATTTGTTTCCGTCGTTTGCAAAAGCATGATATGTGACTGCTTCTGC